CCCTTGAGCATCGCTATGAGAACGGGCATATCTGGCACTTCAAGGGCGGCTATACAGACGTTCTAGAGGAACAACTGATTCAGGCACGTCCTGCCCATGACGACATTAAGGATGCCCTTGCATCGGCTGTAATGATCGCTGTAAAGCCCAAGAGTCGTGGTGGATTGAACAAAGCAAGAGATAACATTATTCCAATAAATTCTCGCTTCGGCGGAATCTCTTTTAGGTAACTATGGCTAAGAAAGTCCTTAATGTCGGTGATATTAACATCACTGAAGCGTTCAAACAAGACAGTATGGCGAAGTATATTGCAATGACGTGGTTTCGCCATCACACGCAGATGTATCCGAAGATTCAGGAGTGGAAAGAGCTTCGCAACTATATCTTCGCTACAGATACTAAAACCACGTCAAACAGCGCTCTCCCTTGGAAGAACTCCACTACCCTTCCAAAGCTTTGTCAGATTCGAGATAACCTGCATTCAAACTATCTGAGTGCACTATTTCCTAATGATGACTGGCTACGTTGGGAAGCCTATACGCAGGATGATGCCACCAAGGCGAAGCGTATGGCTATCGAGAGCTACATGAGCAACAAGACTCGTGAAGGCCACTTCCGTACTGAAATGAGCAAGCTCCTGCTTGATTTCATTGATTATGGCAACGTCTTTGCTACCGTTGACTATGAAGCTTCCTATCGAGAAGATATCAACGGAATGAAGGTGATTAATTATGTCGGACCGAAAGCGCGAAGAATTAGCCCTCTTGATATTGTCTTTAATCCACTTGCTAATTCATTTTCCGACTCTTGGAAGATTGTTAGAAGCCTTCGCAATGTGGGTGAGCTAGTAGCAATGGCAGAGAATGAACCTGAGAATGCTTATCTCAAGGAAGCTCTGCAAAATCGGGACTTGATGAAAGCCCATATGAATGCCTATGGGATTGAGGAAGCGGACAAGGCAGAAGGCTTCCTGATGGACGGCTTTGGTAATTACTCTGAGTATCTTGGCAGCAACTACGTTGAGTTCCTTCAGTTCTATGGCGATATCTACAACGAAGTTACAGGACAGCTTGAGCAAGGCCGGGTAGTGACTGTGATTGACCGCATGTGGGTTATCCAGAATGAACCTCTCCCAACATGGTTTGGTGGGGCTCCTATTTACCATGTGGGTTGGCGTGGCCGTAGTGACAACATTTGGGCTATGGGTCCACTGGACAATCTGGTAGGCATGCAATATCGCATTGACCATCTGGAGAACCTGAAGGCCGATGCAATGGATTTGGCTGTTCTCCCTCCTCTGGTGATTTCCGGTGAGGTTGAGGAGTTTGTCTATGCTCCGGGTGCAGAGATTCATCTGGACGAAGGCGGGGCTGTTACAGAGCTTGCTAAGAACGCTCAGTGGGTCATCCAAGCAGACAATGCCATCAACCTATTGGAACAACGCATGGAGCAGTATGCGGGGGCTCCTCGTGAGGCTATGGGTGTTCGTACTCCGGGTGAAAAGACTGCCTTTGAAGTGCAACAGCTTGAGAATGCAGCAGGCCGTATTTTCCAAGAGAAGATTAATACGTTTGAGATTGAAATGCTCGAACCCCTTCTCAATGCAATGCTGGAAACGGCACGCCGCAATCTAGATGCTGAAGATGTGATTCGCGTGATGGATAACGACTTGGGTGTTACCCAGTTTGTTCAAATCACCAAGGATGACATTACTGCTAATGGTGTGCTTCGTCCTATCGGTGCACGACACTTCGCAGCACAAGCACAGCTTCTTCAGAACCTCACAGGGGTATTTAACAGCCCTATCGGTCAAACCATTGCCCCACACCTTAGCTCTGTGTCTCTAAGCCGTCTGGTGGAGGATGTACTGGGTCTAAATCGATTCCAGTTGTATAGCCCGTACAAGGCGCTATTTGAACAGGCTGAACAGCAACGTTTGGTTAACCAGCTTCAGGAGAACTTGGGAACTGAACAGAATATGGCTGCGCAGATGGGCTCACAGCCTCAACAGCAGCCTGTTGCTTCCGGTGGGCCTACTGGACCAGATAACGTAGTGGCCCGTATGAGTATCGATCAAACGAGAGCTAACGCTAAGCAGATGTAATGAAAACAGTATTGATGAAGAACCTAACTGACCAACAAAAGGATGAAATGCGGCAGACGTTTGCTCATGCCGCTTTTCTCCGCAGTCAGTTAACTACAATTCTCAATGAGAAGATTAACGCAAGTAACAGGCAGGTACGCAGTAAGGACGCCTACGGCATTCCAAACTGGGCATTCCTACAAGCTGACGCAGTAGGTTATGAAAGGGCTTTGACTGAAGTAATAAGCCTTCTGACGCATGAATCAACGGCAGAAAGCGAAGCGACCAACGTCGCTGAGTCTCTGTCCGCGTCCAAACCTAAACGTAGGGGACGCCCACCGAAGGTGCCTATCCCTACCTGACTACCGTCAGAATCTACTACAAAATTTATTTTAAATATTTTCGTAACTTTTTCTCTTCTCAACCGATAAATGAAGAGAGAACGAAACGTGATGATTGAGTGAGCGATACGAAGTACGTAAGTAACGAGTGAGCCTCTTAATTAATAATAGTTTCTATAAGAATAATAACAATAAGGAAAGATGTGAGCGACCCCACAATCTTTGGTAATCCGAATACGGCTACACCAGCCACTCCCCCTGTCAATGCTACTCAAACACCTGATCCCTACGCCAACCTGCTTGGGATGATTGTGAATGAGCAAGGTGTTCAAAAGTACAACTCGGTTGAGGACGCACTTAAGAGTGTCGCCCACGCGCAATCGTATATCGCACAACTCAAGGCTGAGAAAGCCGAACTAGAAAATAAGGTGCAAACGGTGCAAGTGGACGTATCTAAGCAAGCTGAACTCGAACGTACTGTACAAGAACTCCTTTCGCGTCAATCAAGCGCTGCACCAGCTAACCCTGCTGCCCCTGCTGTAGACCCGAATGCGATTGCGGAACTAGTGAATAAGACTCTTGAACAGCGTACTGCTGCTGAGCGAGCCCAAGCAAATCAGAAAGAAGTTGCTACCCAACTCCTGACTAAGTTTGGTGCTGAAGCGGAAGCTAAGTATAACGCTGCTGCACAAGAGCTTGGACTTACTGTTGCTGAAATGAATGAATTCGCAGCTAAGTCTCCCAAAGCAGTTTTGAAAGCGTTGGGTGTTTCAGAGCAACCGGCTCCTAAGCCGAATACATTTGCTCCTGCTCCGAGTGCTGTCAATACGGCTGCATTTCAGCCTCATCAAGAAACCTTCATTGGTCGTAACAAAGAGAAGTCTCGTATTGGTGCTACCACTCGTGAACTCAATCAGGAAGCTGCTCGTGCACGCGCAATGGTTGATGAAATCCACGCAGCAGGTGCATCGGTTCATGACCTCTCCGATCCGAAGGTTTATTTCAAGTATTTTGGAAAATAGGAAAACAACAATAAATGTCCCAAAATCGCTTTAACTCTACTGCTTTCATTGAAAGCGAACAGTACTCGGCGTTTATTCTCCGTAACCTGCATGACGGTCTGTTGCCGGAATCGTATTTCCGTAACGTATCGGACTTCGGTTCGGGTAGCACGCTGCATATTAAAACGGTGGGTACGGTTACGATTCAGGATGGTGCTGAAGAAGTTCCGTTCGATTACACTCCGATTGAATCGGGTGAAGTGACGCTAACGATTACCGACTATCTTGGTGATGCATGGTACGTCACGGATGAACTGCGTGAAGATGGTTCGCAAGTTGAAGCCCTTATGGCTGCACGCTCGCAAGAATCGACTCGTGCTATTCAGGAAGTGTTTGAAACGCGTTTCCTCGCTAAGTGTAATTCGGCACAAACGAATGCCAATGCAAACTTGGTTAACGGCTTTGCACATCGTATTGCTTCGGCAGCTACGAACAACGTGTTTCAGCTTGACCATCTGATTGCTATGAAGCTTGCATTCGATAAGGCTAATGTGCCTTCGCAAGGTCGTATCTTCATCTGTGATCCTCTGGTGGCTAGTACGCTTTCGGGCATGGTGACGGTTACGTCTAACGTTACGGATTTCGCAGATCAGATTCTTGAGAATGGTTTCAGCAAGGATCATGAATTCCTGATGAATCTGTATGGCTGGAACATCATCACTTCGAATCGCCTCCCGAAGGGTTCGTTCTCGGATGGTACGACTTCGGTAACTAATGGTGTGGCTAACATCTTCATGTCGCTGGCTGATGACAACACGAAGCCGATTATGGCTGCATGGCGTCGTATGCCGAAAGTCGAAGGCGAGCGTAACAAAGACCTTCGCCGTGATGAATTCGTTACCTCGTGCCGTTGGGGCTTTGGTACGCAGCGTGTGGATACGTTGGGCGTGCTGATTACTTCGGCTGTGAACTACAAATAAGGAAAATAATTAATGCCTTACGTTAATCAAGCAGGTTTGAATGTGTCCAACCAATACGGTCCCCGTAGTACGGGTAACTCGGTTGGTACGGACCATTCGCAAAACGCTTCTCACGAACTCTCGCTTGAGTTCTCCGGTACGTCGCTCGCAGACAGTTTGTTCTTGCCTCCGTATGTTGTTCCAAAGGGTGCAAAGTTTGTTCGTGCAACGCTGGTTGTGCATGAAGCTTTCTCGCTTACGGGTACGACTCCGGGCCTTGCAGTTGGTGGTACGGCTCCGGCAACGAACGGTGTAGCGCTTACGGCTGCTAACCTTGGTTCGGTTCAGTCGATTGATGTCAGTTCGGCGCTTGCGGGTACGTGGGCTACGGCTTCTACCTCAGGTACGACCGCGGCAGAGAAAGTCACTGTGGCTCTCACTGGCACGACTCCGGCAGTTACTTCGGGTGTTGGCAAGGCTTCTCTCGTCATTAGCTACATTTACAAAAATCGTACGCTTGGCGCAGTGAATTAATAGACAAGGGGCAGTGGGCCAAAAGCTCGCTTGCCCCTTTCTTTTTATCTAAAGGATATTTATGTCGATTCAACATCGTGACATTCCTGATGCACAACTTCACGAGCCCAAGGGGATTGCCTCTGCTTCGTCCAAGCAAGTATATCTGGCAGATGGAGCGGGCTCTGGCTCATGGTCCAAAATCACTACATCTGCGATTAGCGGTGTTACTGATACGGGTACAGATTCCAACTATCGTCTGGTTGCAAATGGTGCTGGTGGTTTTGTCTTGAAACGTGATGCAGCCTATGGCGCAATGGCAATTACAGCTAACACGAACAGCATGACCGTAGCGGCTGCTACTGACCCCACACTGAACACTAACGCAGATTACCTCTTAGTAGCTGGTACAGGCGCTCCGTGGGCGGCTGATGTTCTTCTGGATGCTACCTACTCCACAAACCAGCTTACAGCCAATACCTCTGGAATCTACAAGATAGAACTGTGGATGGGTATAACAGGATTCCCCGCAAGCAATGCAAAGATTGCAATGAAATACCGGGTGAATGCAGCTACCTTTAGTGCTCAGCATGCAACACTAATTGGGGCAACAACCACAAGCGCCGGTACTATGTCCATGAGCGCTCTAGTTTCTCTGGCGGCAGGCAATACGGTTCAGGTGTATGTAGCCTCTAGCGCAGCAGGCTCTCTCACTATCTCGGATGCGCAGCTTAATATCAGTTTGATTAAGGCAGCATAATGAAAAAATCACTTCTATCTCTCGTTCAGGACATTCTGAATGATATGGATTCGGATGAAGTGAATAGCATTGACGACACCATTGAGGCTCAACAGGTAGCGAATATTGTCCGTCAGTGCTATGAGGAAATGATTGCCAACAGGAATTGGCCTCATCTTCGGAAAATGATTTCCCTCAATTCATCCACTACGCTTGAGCGTCCAACCCATTTTCGGATTCCAGAAAACATCAAGGAACTGGAATTGTTCCGATATCAGAAGTCTACCAAGACCAATCCTCAATTGCAGTTTGGTGATGTGAAATACCTGTATCCTGATGAATTCCTTCGCTATACATCAGGACGAAATAGCACAGACGAGAATACGATTCAGGTGAAGGATGTTAGTGGGATTACGTTGCTTCTCAAGAACAACATGTCACCTAGCTTCTGGACCTCCTTCGATGACGATTACATCGTCTGTGATTCTTATGACGCTCAGGTGGATGACACCTTGCAATCGTCAAAGACACAGGTGTTGGCCTATATGGAGCCTTTGTGGGTTCATAACGATACGGCAGTACCTGACCTACCATCGGAAGCCTTCCCTGCCCTTCTTGAAGAAGCCAAGAGTACGGCTTTCCTAGTGCTAAAGCAGATGGCAAACCAGAAGGCTGAAGCTAAGGCGCAACGACAACAACGCTGGCTTTCTCGTAAAGCATGGCGTACTCATGGCGGTGTTCGCTATGAAAACTACGGACGTAGGAGTTCCAAATGACTTACAAAGGTTTTGACATTATTCCGCAAAAGGGCAATCCCCGCACCTTGATTGTTGTACATCATGGAAAGGCAGGAAAGATTCCTAAGCTTCTGGAAGGATTGTTCACGGATCGGGGAACTGCAATGAACCTGATTGATATGTACCTTGAATCCAAGGTGATTTAATGCCCAAGCAAAGCCAAAGAGGTGAGGTTAATAACTTCGTTGGCGGGCTTATCACTGAAGCGAGTCCATTAAACTTCCCTCCAAATTCTTCGGCAGATGAAGTTAATTTTGAACTGTTCCGAAATGGTAGCCGAAAGCGCCGATTGGGGATGGACTACGAACCGGGATATCAACTGATTCCAACAGGGCTAGATTTTACTCAGCTTGGTAAGGTTGGATATACGGCGTACAAATGGACAGCAGCAGGCGGTAATCCTAACGCCAACTTTGCGGTGCTACAGATAAGTAACAACCTGTTGTTTTTCAATGTCGATCAATCGGCAGTGACAGGTACGGGACTGGCAGGACAAATCACTGTCTCCGACTTTCCAACAGATGTGAACTTCTCCCTTACAGACATAGAGGGGATTCTGGTTGTTGCTTCTGGAACAGAGAGTTTTGCTGTTATCAACTACACCAGCCCGAACGTATTCAGTCTATCTTATGAACGGATTCTCATTCGTGACTTGTGGGGTATTGAAGAAACAACCAATCCCAACTACGAAACCGATCCTACGTATAGAGGAAACGACACTCTACAGCATCGCTACAATCTTCAGAATCAGTCTTGGGGGATTCCACGTAAGGGCAGTAACGCTATACTCCAAAGCCCTTATGAATACTTCAATGGAGACTTGGGGAAGTTTCCTAGTAATTCTGAACAGGTATGGGCAGGGTTGGAGTTTCAGTCTGTTGCTTCTTCTCAACAGCCATTCGAGCGGATGTACACCAATCTGTACGATGAAGTATTAGGCTCAAAGTTCAGTTCGGCAAAGGGCTATTTCATCATTGACGCACTCAAGCGGGGTGAGGGGCGAGCGACTGCATTGGCACAGAACACAGCCAAATATCCCATTATGTCCCTGTCTCTGAATTTCCCTACCGACTACACACCGTATGGGCCAACTTGTGTTGCTCAGTTTGCAGGACGTGTGTTCTTTTCGGGATTTCGTGGAGAAGTTATTGGTGGTGATAAGCGCTCCCCCAACTATGCTAACTATGTGTTCTTCTCACAGCTTATCAAGAACAACCAAGATATCAACAAGTGTTATCAAGACGGAGACCCTACCTCTCGTGATGCGTCTGATCTAGTTGATACGGATGGTGGGTTCCTGAAGGTGGCAGGTGCGCAGAACATTATCGGCATGTACTCAATGGGGATCAACCTAGTCATCATTGCAGAGAATGGTGTGTGGGCTCTTACTGGTGGCACGCAATCGTCTGGATTCACTGCTACCAGCTACA